TCGATCCCACATGGCGCCGCCCAGCCACAGGCCTATCAGCCTGGTGAGAGATAAATCCACTGTTGGCACAGAGGATTCGGGATACAACGCTAGCTTGAACCACTCTTCCGTATCACGGTGAGCTCGACCATCATGGTACACCGTTCCAAGTAGTTTGAAGTTGGAGGGATCCTCCGTCCTTTCACACTTTTCACGTTTGATGATCATTCCAAGCGGATCAACATCGTCCTCGGCTCTCTCAAGTCCGAAGCTTCCGTTGTTCCTAAAAGCACTGTCATCACCTAAAACCTTCAGATTTCGGATCTCGGTTTCTTGGCAATCCGCTAGATACTGAATCACGATGTAGTTCACAACTGAATCAATCATCTGCGTCCACCAAGACCCTGAAGGCACACCCCGACGTTTTCTGAACATTCTGCCGTCGGGCATCAGAATTGGCGTGTTGATGAAGTACCACACCATGCCATCCCACACATTTCGCCACTTCTGTCTATCCTCGTGTGACACGGGTTTTCCATTCCAAGTCTCAAAATTGATGTTCTGTCTTAGAATGTCGAAGGCGACATGAATTAACCAGGCTGGCACAGTGGTATCGAACGAACTGAAATCGAGTCCGTACAAGACTTCACCTTCCCTGAGTCCTACACACCACTCGGTATACAAGCGTTGAGCACTCTTTCCGTTCAACATTGGTGAGTCGGTTTGTTCCATAAAATCGCGATACATTAATGGAGCATATTGACCTTCGACTACCAACATCTCTGCGGGGTAGATCCACACTAAACGGGTCTTTGGTTCATCGATGCTAGACATCGCGCCTCTTTGACCCGCCACACACGGGGGAAACCGCATGCGGGAGGGATTGAATGGGCTTTCGCCATTCTGCTTTAGCCGATGGGCTAACCATCTCGCTTCGTGATAGATTTCCTCCATCACATCACCTTTCTTCGAACCCATGAAGGTGAAACCCGCCGCCGTATCACGGCGCAGGAATTGTCCCACCTCATGCCAATCAAGCGGATCACGCTTGTATGGTAACTTGAAAGCCTTCCACGCCTTGCCGATCGAACGGCGCATCGCAGATTGTTGAGTAGCACTCAAATGATGAAACGAATTTTTCTCTCCCCTGTACTTCTTAAGCGAAGCATACATCCCCAGATTGCCCTGGGGACGGCGAGTGAGGCCCCGGACGTCCTCGTAGACGCCTCGGTCGAATAACTTCAAGGTTTCACGCACAAAGGGGTCGGTATTGGACTGAGCATTGTACGTAGAGTAACCCCCATATCTGGCTATCTCAGATAGGGTATGTGAGTCGAAACTCGGTGGAAGGACATCTTCACTGTTGGTTGACCTCTGGTGACCAGGCCGGAGGTGGAGTGCGTCAATTGAATGAGACCCCTCGATGAAGATACTGTCGTTGGTTGGATCTTTAGAATAATCTTCCATTATTCCAAAGAAAAGAAGGAGGCAAACTCGCCGTAAA